TGGTGAAGCCGGACCTGCGAGGGGCGGGCGACCCCGAGGTGGCGCAGGAGGTGGCGAACGTTTGGCTGCATGGCGTGCGCGCCGTGCTGGAGAACGCGCTGCGGCTGGCGCTGATCTACCCGTTCGCAGCGGTCAAGCTGGGCACGCGCCCGCACCCCGACCCGTTGCAGCGGGTGACGGTGGCGGCGGTGGCGCCGTGGGATGTGATCGTCGACACGACGGCGGAAACCTGGGACATGCAGCGGTTCGTGGCGCACCGGTACTACCTGCCGGTGGAGCACGCGAAGGAGCGCTACGGCGCGAAGAAGTACTCTGAGCGGAGCTTCACGCGGTACATCACAGATGGCGTGGAGGGGCGCGGCGACGGGGCCGGCTACGACCGGGGCGGTGGTCTGGACCAGGCGCCGCCGAGCGAAGAGCACTTCATCCTCGTGGTGGAGGTGTACGACCTTGACGGTGGGACGTTCAAGGTGTGGAGCCCCGACTGGAAGCGCGACCAGTGGCTGTACGATGGGATGCCGCTGGAGGTGGGCGACGGGGGCGCCGATGGGGAGGGCGAGCGGGAGAAGTTCAAGGCGATCCCTTTCCGCACGGTGAGCGGCGTTGTGAAGGTGCCGCTGGTGCCGCTTTACATGAGCACGGAGCCTGACGAGCCGCTGGCTGGGTACTCGGCGCTGCGCCGGGTGTACGACCAAGTGGCGGAAACCAACATCATCCGTACGTTCCAGGCGAACGGCGTGCGCAAGGCGGCGCGGCAGTGGATGGTGGAGAAGGGCGTGCTGGACCCGGAGAGCATGGCGAAGATTGCGCAGGGGCGCGACGGCGAGTTCATCGAGGTGGAGCTGAGCACGGGGCAGACGCTGGCGGGGGCCATCGCGCCGATCCCGCATGTGCCGGTGCCGGTGGAGCTGGAGCGGTATCTGGCCGAGGTCGACGCAGACTTTGGGCGCGGGTCGGTGCTGGCGCCGTTCACGCGGGGCGAGGCGACCAAGGCGAGCGCGACCGAGGTGCAGGCGCTGGCGGCCTACACGGCGTCGGAGATTGGGCGCATGGCGCGGGCGCGCGACGCGTGCATCACGCAAACGGCGCACACGTACCTTGTGATGCTGGCCACCTTGATGGGGGACACGAGCGAGCTGGTGCAGATGCAGGGCAAGGCGTACCAGATGGAGGCGGCGGACCTGCTGGCCGACTTCCAGATCTTTGCGCACGACCTGGGCACCACGCCCATGAGCGAGGCGGTGAAGAAGCAGGAGTTGCTGACGCTGCTGCCGCTGCTGGAGAAGCTGGGCGTGGCGCCGGACAAGCTGCTGGCGATGGTGGCGCGGTCCTTCGACCTGCCGGCCGACATGGTGGCGGCGCCCCCTGCGATGGCGGCGCCGGTGGCGCCCGAGGGCGTGGCGGGCATGGAGCGCGGCCCGCAGATTGCGGCGCCCCCTGCGCCTGGAGAGGTTGCCGGCATGCCGGCTGGCTCGACGCGGGTTGCTGAGGTCCTGCCGCCTGGAGGGGTGGTCTGATGCCGATCTACGAGTACTGGTGCGCCCAGGGCCACAAGACAACGCGGCTGCGCCCGATGGCTGAGCGCATCGAGCCGGTGCCGTGTGAGCGGTGCGGCGCGAGCGCGGGGCTGGGCGTGTCGATGCCGGCGCGCACCGCATGGTCCTGGGGCGATACCAAGTGGGACGGCTTCCACGACCGGGGGCTGGGCGTCACGCTGCGCGACGAGAAGCACCGCGAGGCGGTGATGCGCCAGCGCGGGTTGCGCCAGTTGGAGGACGGAGAGGTCGAGGCCGAGATGCGGCGCGTCACGCGTGAGCACGAGCGCCATGAGGCGCAGGTTTCGACGTTCACGCGCACGCTGCGCGAGACTGGTGATGCTGCCATCGCGGCGGCCGAGACTTTCCCCGTACACGATCTGGAGTGAACATGGACCCGATGCAGATGACGGAAGAGGCGCGCGCCGTGGGCGCTCAGAAAGAGCAGGTCATGTCGGATGCGTTTGAGAAGGGCGCCCCGACTGGCAAGTTCAGCGTGTCGGCGCTCAACGCGACGGTGGGCGCGTTCAACCGCCTGCTGACGGCGATGGGCCAGCCGGGCGACTACCCCGAGTTCAGCGGCGACACGACCAAGCTGCCCGGCGACTTTGTGCGCGGGCTGGCGATGGCGACGGACGCGGCGGCTGAGATGGGCGTCGAGCTGCCGCCCGTGGGCGAGGTCAAGAACGACGCCGGGCTGGCGCGGCTGGCCGGCGCGATGGATGCGCTCTCGAAGGACGAGCAGTTCAAGGCGATGATGGCCTCGTCGCCGGACGACCTGCCGACCGAGGAAGAGGCGCCCGAAGGTGAGGACGACACCGACAGCCTGATGATGGAGCGTGCCTGATGAGCGACACCACCCCCGCCGTTGCGCCGGCGGCCCCCTCGACCACCACGACTGCTGCGGAGGGCGGCGCGCCGCTCGCCAGCTTGCAGCAGGGCGCCCCGCCAGAGGCCGCTGCGCCGAAGGACAAGGGCGCCACGCTGACGGGTGAGCCTGCCTGGAAGAAGCAGATCAACGATCTGGTGGAGCGCGCGGAGAAGGCCCGCGCCGACAAGGAGGCCAAGGCGGCGCCGCCTGAGCCTGAGGGGCTGAAAGAGGGGGAATCGTGGGACAGCATCTACGCGTCGCAGCCGCCCGAGGTGCAGCGGGCGATGGCTGAGATGCGCAAGATGGTGACGCGCAAGACGCAAGAGCTGGCGGCCGAGAAGAAGGCCATCGAGGCGCAGCGCAAGGCGCTGGTGGCGCCCGAGATTGCCAAGGCGCTGGAGGCGCCGGCGGTGGCGGGCGAGGTCGACCCGTTCGACCCGAAGAGCTTGTCGGCGCACATCGAGGCCGAGGTCAAGCGGCGGCTGGCTGAGGTGCTGGAGCCGGTGCGGAAGCAGAGCCAGCAGGCTGAGGCGCAACAGCGGTACGAGTCCTTCATGGCCGAGCATCCTGACCTGAGCGCCGACAAGGCGCTCCGCACGGAGGTTGCCGCGCTGCTCAAGCAGAACGCGGCGCTGGACCTTTCGACGGCGTACTACGCAGTCAAGGGGCGCCGGTCCCGCGCTGCTGAGGCTGAGGCTGCCAAGCGTGTGGCGCTGGAGAGCCGCGCTGCCCAGCGTGCAGCGCTCAACGTGTCGACCGGCCCGCGCGTGGCGGGTGGGCGCGTCGAGCCGAGCATCGACCCCAAGGCGAGCGCGTGGGAAATCTACCAAACGCTTGCGAAGGCGCGGAGCGTGTAGTACCTTCCTGCCATCTCACAGCCCCGACAGGACACGCTGCTGAGGTGGCCCCCCGCCGCGGGACACGCCCCTTCACCACTGACCAGTTTAGAGGCCAATCATGCCGATCCAGAAGGACATTCTGGCGTCGACTCTCCAGATCCTGCGGGACAAGGAAGTCGACAACACCTTCCGCATCATCCCCTTGCTTGAGGCGGTGCAGCGCACCGGCACCATCGAGAAGGTCAACGGCGGCGCCTACGTGGACCACCCCGTCATCCTGACGGACCACTCCACCCTGACGCAGCTCAGCACCGGGTACGAGGCCATCAACCTGGCCGTCAAGGACCCGATGCGCACCGCGACCTACAACTGGTGCGACTTCGTGGCGCCGATCGTGCTCACCAAGAAGGAAGAGCTGAGCAACAAGGGCGAGCAGGCGAAGGTCAACATCCTTCAAGCGCGCCTCAAGCAGACGATGGGCATGGTCAAGCGCGAGGTTGAGAAGCAGCTCATCCGGGGCAACAGCACCGTGCTGACCGAGTTGCAGACCCTCAACGGCCTCGACGCGGCGACCGGCTGGTTCGAGGAAGTGGCGTTCGGCTCCCAGGTCAACACCGTGGGCGGCATCGCCAAGAGCGGCTTCCCGCTGTCCTGGCAGAACCACGTTGAGGACGGCAGCTTCGCGGCCAACGGCCTCAAGAAGATGCAGCAGTTGCTCATCGACATCCAGCAGACCGCGCCCGAGGGCGATGTCGACATCATCCTCGCCAGCCCGCTCTCCTACGGGCTGTACAAGGACGAGTTGCAGCAGCTGGAGCGCTACGTCAGCGCCACCGAGCAGCGCAACATGGCCGGCCGCCTGGGGCTGGAGTTCAACGGCGCCGCCATGTACATCGAGCCCAACCTGGGCTTCACCGGGTCCGGCGGCACCAACAAGATGTCCATGTACTTCCTGAACAGCAAGCTGTTCACGGTGTACTTCGATCAGGACGCGTTCTTCTCGCTGGAAGAGCCTGACATGATCTCGGGCTACGCCGCGTTCTCTCAGAACCTGCTGGTCCGCATGCAGCTCGCCACGAGCAACCTCAGCGGCCACGGCATCCTCGTCAACGCGGAGACTTGATCATGGCCCAGAACACCCTGCTCCAGTACCTCGACAACGACGCTGGCGGCGCTGGCGTCACCTCGTCCAACCGCCGCACCACCGAGATCTTCCTCGCGGGCGAAACGGTGGTGGTGGGCGATGTCGTGTCCCTCGACCTGGCTCAGTCCAGCGACGGCGACAAGGGCCTCATCATCGTCAAGGCCGACACCGGCACCGCTACCGACACGATGGCGGTCGGCGTGGTGCTGCGTTCGGCTGAGCCGACCGGCGCCCTGACCATCGGCTCCCGCATCGAGGTGGTCACGCGCGGCCTCGTCACGGCGAACGTCGACGGCGCCACCGTCGCTGGCTCCCGCCTCATCGTCGGTTCGACGGCTGGCCGCTTGGCCATCGCTGCCGACATCGTGGAGAGCGGCGCTGCCACCGTGGCCCAGCGCCCGATCATCGCCATCGCTGCCGAGGCGGACACCGCCAACCTCGCCAAAGTCTACGTCCTCGCCAACTTCTGAGCGCGGCGTCGACTGCCCCGTCCCCGGCGCCTCCCTGGGGGCGGGGCTTTCGCTTGATGGAGCACGAGCATGGCAACCCTGGCTGAGCTGCGCGGCTACGTCGCCAACGTCCTCGACTACGACCCGCAGAACCCGACGTACCGGGCGCAGGTCGACGCCATGCTCAACGAGGCGCACCGGCGCATCGTGACTGAGAAGCCGTGGACCTTCATCAACAAGGTTGCGGACGTCATCGCGTACCCCGACCGCAGCGCCACGATGTCGTTCTCGACGACCACGGGCAGCGTGACGACGGGCAGCGCGTTCTTCACCAACGACATGGTGGGGATGCAGGTTGAGGTTGAGAACGGCAGCACCTACGAGATCGCGTGGGTGGAGACTTCGACGCAGGCATGGTTAACGACGGCGTTCACCGATGGCCTGCCGACGACGCGCACAGCGAAGGTGGTGCATCGGTTCCTCGACATGCCGCAGGATTGCGTGCAGGTCCTGGGCCTCTCGCGCCGCGTGCAAGAGCTAAGCGCCACCGACCCTGGCCAGCTCCTGCCGCTGATGCGGTACGAGGACGAGTGGTACAACCTGCCGCTGGGCGAAGTGAACCTGCCTAACTACTGGATCGAGCAGGACCCTGCCTACACGGCGGCGCCGCGCCAAGGCGTGACGCTGGTTTCCACCGTCGAGCCGCCGGGGCAGGGTGTTCGCACGCTTGAGATTGCGGTGGCGCACAGCCGTGCCGCTCGGCTCAGCCCGTTGACGGCTACGCAAACGGTCACGCTGAGCGACACGCAGGGCCTCGACCTTGACTTCCAAGGCATCCCCGACGAAACGGGCTACTACCGGCAGGTCTACTACCGGGCGCCGACCATCGGGCTGCAAGAGTGGCGCCGCCTGCCGGGACAGAACGCGTGGCCGTACACCGGCATCCGGCAGGACCCCAACACGGCATCTGGCGTCAGCGCCTTCCGCATCTCGCTGGCTGACTTGCAGAGCGAGGTGGTGTGGCTGCTGCCGCGCCTGGAGCGCAGCGACGGCTTCATCGCACGGGTGCGCCTGTACCCGCGTCAGGACAAGCAGTACACGTTCCAGTGTCGGTACATCCAGCGCCCGCCGCTGCTTGTGGAGGACACCGACGTTCCTGCCATCCCAACGGCGCACGCGCTGATCGTGGCGTACCGTGCGCTGGCGGACCTGCTGGTGAAGCACGACAACGCGCCACAGGCTGAGCTGTTCAAGCGGCGCTACGCTGAAGAGCTGCTGAAGATGGAGCGCCGCTACCTCATCACGCCAGGGCGCCGCATCGTGAAGGGCGATTGGCAGACGTCGACGGACCCGACGACGTTCAGCCGGTACGGCCGACTGGTGCATACGTGAAGGGGCAGATTCTCCAGAGCCCGCGCGCGGGCGGCCTCACCCTCGCCCAGCCACAGCCGCTGGAGGGCGCCAGCATCGCGGAGAACCTGGCGGTCGACGGCGACACGCTGGGATGGAGCACGCGCGTTGGCTTCGAGCGCTACCGGCCCATCCCTGGCGCCGGCTTCGCGCCGTTCGCTGGGCTCGGGCGCATCGACAGCCTCTTCGTGTTCCAGCAGGTCGCGGGCGGGGCGCGCCAGCACATCCTGCTGGAGAGCGGCGGCGCCCTGTACCTGTTCTACGAGGCCAACGGCGCGGCGCCGTCGTTGCAGTTGCTGCGCAGCGCGCGGGCGGTGCCGGCAGTCACTGAGCCGGCCTCGCAGTACGCGGTCTACAAGGACTTCCTGATCATCACCAACGGCTACGACGCGCCCTTGATGGTGCGCCCGTGGCCGCTGGGCTCAGACGCTGAGGCGACGCTGGCCAACGCCAGCAGCCTGTGTGTGCGCACGCTTGGCTGGCAGGGCGCCCCGCGCCCGCCTGACCCGTTGCGGGTGGCGGCGTCCATCGGAGTGACCACCACGGACTACCTGGGTGGCGGCGACACGTTGACGCTGCCGGTTCCGGCGAACGCATCGGCGCTGCCATCCGGGCTGGGTGGCACGGCTGGTATCGGGTACTCGACTCGCAAGTCGGCCGGGCCTCCCGTGGTGCCACGCGAAAACGAGTTCAGCTACAGCGTGTCGTGGATCAGCGACACCGGCAGCGAGAGCCCGGTATCGAGCGCATCCGAGGTGGCGTGGGAGCAGAGCGGCACGATTGGCTACTACTACGCTGTGGGGCTGCGCCTGCCTATCGGGCCGCCTGGCACCGTAGCGCGCAACCTGTACCGGTCCAACAACCACGCGCAGGACGCGTGGGCCGAGGGCGACACGAGCCGGTACTTCTGCATGCAGGTCCGCAACAACGTCGACGAGCTGGTCATCGACAGCTACCGGGTGCTCGGCGCTTCGGAACCGACGCCGGACCAGAGCGTACCGCTGCCGGCGCCGCGTGCGCGGTTCTCGGCGGTGTACCGCGACTGCCTGTTCCTCGACGGCGGGGTGGCTGAGCCGACGACGCTGTTCTACTCGCAGCCCGGCTTGCCTGAGCAGTTCGGCGCCGCCAACTTCGTGCGCCTGAGCAACAGCACCGGCGGCGTTACTGCGCTGGTGAGCTTCTACACCGCGCTGCTGGTGTTCCGCGAGGGCGGCATTGACGTCCTCGTGGGCGACCCTGAGAGCGGCTTCCAAGTCACGGCGCTGAGCAATCAGGTGAGCTGCCGATCGCCGTCGACGGTTGACGTCGTTCCGGGCGTAGGCGTCGTGTTCCTGGCGGTGGACGGGCTGTACGCTGTGCGGGGCGGCTTGCAGGGCGGCTCGCAGTTTGAGGTGCTGCGCCTCAGCACGGGCCTTGAGCCCATCTTCCGCAGCATGACGCCGGACTGCCTGCCGCGTGCGGTGGGCCGGTACTCCCCTCGCACGCGCGAGTACCATGTCTACTTCGCCACGCAGGGCGCCGATCGCCCGTCGCTGGGCGTCGTGTGGCACATCGAGAAGGGCGCGTTTTCCACCCGCTCCGGGTTCCCTGTGGGCGCGCTGGACCGGCTGTACAACGGCGAGCTGGTGTTCGGGCATCACACCGGCATCGAGGGCGCCGGGCAGGGCGCCACGCCGCCGGCTGGTCTGTTTGTGATCTCGGCGCGCCGCGCGCTCGGCGGGACCGTGACGGTGGTGCAGGGGGAGCCGGTCTACACCGACGCCCCGGCGCCGGTCAGTCGGTGGAAGTCGCCTTGGCTGGACATGGGCGACCCGCAGATTCAGAAGCAGCCGCAGTACGTGACGCTGTGGGTGATGACCACGGGCAACGTCGACGTCACGCTGCGACACTACAAGGACTTCCAGCGGGTGCCGACCATTGAGCGCCCGTACCTGGCGCAGCCGCCGGACACAACGGCGCTGCCGGTGCTGGACACGGCGGTCATTGGCAGCGCAGTGTGGGAAGAGGCCCGGCTGGTTCCGCTTCGCATCGCGGTGGCGTCGCAGAGCTGCGCGTGGTTCGCGTTCGAGTTCGAGACTCAGGACGATCTGGTGCTGGTACGCTGGGAAGTCGAGTACGCAGCGCGGGGCACCCGCACCATTGAGGGGGCGCGCGCATGAAGGCATGGACGCAACATCAGCCGCGCGCTGACCAGCTCGTGCAGGCGGACCAGTTCAACGCGGAGATGCGCGCCGCCCGTTCGAGCATGATGTCGCTGGACCGGACGCAGATGCCGATCGACGCGCTGACGTCGACCATCGCGGCACCGAGCGCGTTGCACCGCTTCTACGTCACCGAGCTGGTCAACGGGGGCCTCGCCTACCCTGGCCAGCAGAACACGGAGATCGACACCAACGTCGAGACTGAGGGGTGGGCGTCTGCCACCTTCAACAACTACACCGGCGGCTGGCAAACCTTCGCCACCTTGACGCTACCTGCGCACCGTGGCGGCTCCACCATCGTTGAGCTGATCGGCACCGGCTACTGCAACGGCATCGACCATCAAGTGCTGCCGACCACTGGCGAGGTCAACAACGAGAAGAACCTGTCTGTGCGGTGCCGCGTGAACGGGCAGACAGTGGCCGAGCTGCTGGGCGTCCCGCACGGAGTCCAGACCTTCCGGCTTGTGGGCGCCGTGCAACTTCCGCCCGGCAACCACGAGGTTGCGCTGGACTGGCGCGGGACTGGTCCAACCGCCAACGAGGCGGTGGTCGACCTGAGCCTGAGCAAGCCAATCATGCGCTACCATCTCTTCAACATGACGTTCTCGGCGTACGCGAGGTTCCGTTGAGCCGCATCAACCGCGCGCCCGTTTCGCCCGGCGACACCGTGGACGTCACGCCGCTCAACGCTGCGTACACTGACTTCGCTCAGACAGCGGCGCTGGACCAGTTCAACACGCGCGACAGCGCGTTCGACTTGGCGCACCTCAAGACCAGCAGCACCGGCGCGCTCATGCTGCTCGATGTGCGCGAGCAAGCGGTGGGCACCGGCGACATCCTGCATGCGGCGCCGGCATCAGTGTCCAGCGCGGTGGCTGGGCCGGCAACGCCATCGGTGGTGACAGGCGGCGCCGGCAGCGTGCTGAGCTACGGCGGCAGCGGGCTTGTGCTGCCGGCCGACACCGTGCTGCGGGTGTACGCCAGCCTCGGTGTGCGCCCGCGCTACACGGGCACCCCTTGGGCCAACAGCGCGCCTGACGCGCTTGGGCAGTACGATGTGCTCGACGGCAGCGGCGGGTCCACTGTGCTTTCGCTGGGCGCTCACTTCTGGATCGTGCAGCTCCAGTGGGACATCACCAGCTCAGCGCTGATCAACTGGGCGCCGGTCGATGGTGCTGGCGGCTTTCAGAACGTCGCCGTTGCCGGGCTTTATGGGCAAAGCCTCAGCACGATGCGAGGGTGCGCCTGCGTCCCGGCATGGAACCTGATGTGGTCGCAGTGGCGCAACGGTGAGGCCCTGGCGGCTGGCTCCATGCTGGACCGCACGATTGGCTGGTACGGGGCGCCGATCAACTACGTCTTGCTGAACAATGGCACGCGCACCGTGTACGGGCTGCGGCTGGTGGTCCACGGCATCTACCACTCCTACCGCAACACCAACACCAACTTCGCCGTGCTCGACGTCAACGTGGCCGGCACCCTGGAATACGACCAGGGTAACATCACCAGCATGCTTTTCCGGGTGCAGTGATGGCCTACTCCCCTCCTGTCACGTTCACCAACGGCACCCCGCTTGATGCGGCTGACCTGCTCTCGAACGACGACGCGCTGCGCGCCTATCTGCACGAGGGCGTGGCCAACGGCGACCTGCGGACCAGCGCCCGCTGGGTAGAGACACGGCACATTCAGCAGCCCAACTACGAGCCGGTGGCTGGGCTGCAAACCGGCGTGAGCGGCACCAGCGGCGGGCACACTTCGGGCGGCCCGCGCACCCGACTGACCTTCGTGTCGTCTTTCGTGGCCGGCACCGGGCGGGGTGGTGACCCGCAGTGGGCGATGGTGCCAGAAACATCGTTGGAGCTGGACACGCGGCGCTCGGGGCGCGCCCTCTACCACTGGTCGCTGGAGGCGTGGGTCGGCCCTGACGATGTGGCGACCGCCATCAACCCGACAGCACTGAACGCGCGCCGCGTGTACTTTGCGCCGGCCGTTGTGCGTGGGGGCGTCATCACGCCGTCGACGTCGCGCGCTCAGGAGGTTCGCCAGAACCAAGACTTGCTTGAGCTGCTGTCACCCGGCGGCGCTGTGCGTCCATTCAACTTGAGCGGCTACGGCCTCAGGGCGGGCACTCACCTTGTTACCTTCGGCACGGGCGAACGGCTAAGCATTGGGCTGGCGTTCTACTCGCAGGTCATGTCGAGCGTTGTGTTCAACTGGTCCATCGCCGTTGAGGCGTACTACCTCTGAGGGGGCCGCATGTCGGTAGGCATCCTTCCCGCCGCCGCTCTACTCAGCGCCGGCATCCAGGGCATCCAGGGCGTCGGTGAGGGCGTGGGGCGCGCCGTCGCAGCGCGGCAGTACTTCACCAAGGAGGACCGCGAGCGCTTGGAGCGCCTGCGTGGTCTGGAGGCATCCGGCCAACTCGGGCTGAGCCAAGCCGAGCGCGCCGACTTGGAGGCGATGTACAACGCGCAGCGGGGCGCTGGGCTGCGGAGCCAGCAGGCGGCCGGGTTGCAGCGGGCGGTGGCGGCGTCGCAGGGCGGCGTGACGGATGCGCGGGCGCTGTTCCTCAACGAGATGGCGCAGCAGCAGGCTGAGCAGTCGGCGCGTGCGGCCCAGGCGGCCGACATGGTGGCGCAGAACCGGGCGGCGGCTGAGGCACAGCGGGCCGAGATGGCGGCGCTCGACCAAGCGCAGCGGCAGCGGCGCCGTGAGCTGGTGGGCGGCGTGGCGCAGGCGCTGACGGGCGGTGTGATCGCGGGTGGCGCGGCGGCGATGCCGGCCATCGAGGCGCGCGTGCAGCAGCAGCGGCAGGCGCAGATCATCAAGCAGGCGAACGAGGCGCTGACCGAAACGGAAGCCGATGAGTTCGAGTACTACGGGGGCATCATCTAATGTCGGCCAACATGCTTCCGCAGCGCTTTCAGTTCGGCCCGCAGGACACGCTGGGCACGACGATCTACTACCGCTACTACCCGTATCAGGCGACGCTGGCGCGGTGGGACCGGGCGAGCGCTGAGGCGGCGCGCAACCCGTACGAGCAGCGGCTGGCGATGCTCCAGGCGCAGCTCGACACGGAGCGCGCCGAGCTGATGCAGATGATGCGGGCGCTGAGCGCCGGCCCGACCGCGCTTGAGATCCAGCAGGAGGCGGCGGCGCGTGCTGCCACCGCTGCGGCGGGGCGTCGGCGTGGTGGTGGTGGTGGTGGCGTCGGCCTGATGGACCAAATGAGAGCGCTCCAGATCGCACGCGATATCGGCGGGCGCGCCCAGGAGACTCAGACTGAGCTGCCGATGTTCGGCGCCCGCTATGGCAGCGAGGGGCTGCCGGAACCGTCTGATGCGACCGTTCGTTTCAACAATGACCTCGCCAATCGGATGCGCAATCAGACGCCAGAACGGCAGTTTGCTATTGCACAATCGGCGTCGCTGGACCGCGCAATAGCGCCCATCAAGCAGCCTCGTGATGGCTCCATCAACATGGAGGCCGTTGCGGCGGCGGCACAGTTGGCCAACAGCGGCGTGGCTCGTGAGGTTGCGGCAGCGGTCTACGGGGTGCCGGCAGGCGCGCTGACTCCCGAGGCCATCAGCAGCTTGCGCGCATCGCTTACGGCGTCGCAGGGGGCGATCGAGCCGCTACCTGCGGCCCAACAGTACCAGAACCAGCTTGCTGAGGCTGCCGCGCAGCTTGCGCTAAGCATGCGGGCGGGCGCTGGCGGCGCCGGGCGTGGAGGCGGGGGCGGTGGTGGCGCTGCAACGCAGGCTGTGGACCCCAACACGGTGCTCAGCGAGGCCGAGCGGCTGGCGGTTCAACGCTACATCGACGCGCTGGCTGACGACGGCGTGCCGACTCCAGAAGAGTACGGCGAGGGCTTCGAGGCTGGCAAGGCGGCGTATGAGAAGGCAGCGAACCTGGGCCTCTACACGCGCGCTCAGGCGCCGTACTTCAACAACGAGTTCCTAAAGCGGCTCGGGTCCGTCGCCCAGCTCAAGACGGAAGAGGGGAAAACGCGCCAGCAGTTCCTTGAGCGCGAAGAGCGCACGCCGGCTGAGATCGAGCGCGAGCAGGCGCGCCTGTTCCTTGAGAGCGAGGCCCGCGCAAGGGGCTTGATCTTCCTCGACCCGCGCGACTACCCCGACAAGCCTCGATGGTGGCTGGACACGGTGCCGCGGGCGATGCGGATCGTGCGCGAAGAAGGCGTAGATGCGCTGCTGGCGGATGTCACAACGGAGCAAGGAGAGCAGCGGCAGCGGCGCTTTGGTTTCACGCAGGACCCGGCAGAGTACGGGCGCACCCTTGCGCTGACAACCAACATCAAGGGCACCGAGGCGCGGGCGCTGGCGCAAAAGAAGTTCAAGAACGACGAGCGGGCCGATGTTGCGCTGGACTACTTCTTTGCAACGCGGGGCGCTCAGAACCGGCGCGCGAAGATGTCGCAGGCGCAGATCAACCAAGAGGCTGCGCAGGCAAAGCAGGCGCCCCCTCCGACGCCCACAGCGCCTACGCCGGCGCCGCTTCCTGCTGCGCCTGCACCAGCGGCGCCGCCAGCAGATGTGCCTGCTCAAACGGAAGAGGACGAGCTGGCTGGTATCGTTTTCCAACCGGCCAGCCCGGAACTGGTTGTGGAGCCTCGCGTCACCCGTGCGACGAGCCCGGCAGAGAACGCCGCATTGTCCGCCATTGAGCAGATGGAGGCGATACGGGGCGCTCGTCCGCCATCCTTCATGACCGATGAAGAACTTGACGAGATACTGCTGGAGGCTCGCGCTAAGATGATGCAACCGGCGCCGCCCCCGCTGCCCGCGCTTCGTCCCGCGACGGTGCCCCGGTGAGCCGAGCGGTATACCTGCGGAGCGCGGCAGAGGCCGAGGCGCAGGGCAACACTGCGCTCGCGCAGATGTTCCGCGAGATGGCAGGCGAGGGCGCGCAGGCTCCCGCTGAGCCACCCGCGCCTCTGCCGTCTCTCGTGGGCGGCGCGCCCGGCCCGATGGCCGGCGAGTTCTACATCGAGGGCGCAGAGGCGGCGCGGCAGACCCGCGAGCGCATGCTGCCGCAGGCCGAGTTCACGCTGCCCGAGATCGAGGCTGAGGCACAGGCGGCACAGCGCCGCATCGAGGCGCCGGTCACAGCAGCGGGGCGCCGCAGCTCGGATGCTGGGCTGTTCCGCGAGTCGCGCATCCTGCCGGGCACCGCGCTGGTGGTCGACGAGGAAACCGGGCGCGCGCGTGAGGCAAGCAGTCTGGAGTTGCTGGGCGAGTCCTTCCGCCGGCAGACCACGTTGGAGGCGACCAGCCCCGAGGACCGTGCGCGGATCGAGGCTCAACGCAAGGCGGCGGAAGAAAGCCCGCTGCTCGCGGCAACGCAAGAGTTTCAGCCGGGCCGCATCGTTGAGACAGGTTTCATGTCGACGCTGCGGAGCATCGGCTTCACCGAGGCGGGCGCCGGCAACTTCATCTTCGACACGCTGCCGCTCTACTACGAGGTCGACGAGCAAGGCGAGTTGCAGAACCCGGACAGCTTGGCAGACCAGTTCGCGCGCACAGTCGAGCAGGGCATCGAGCGGGTGGCGCCGGGCTACGCGGGGCAACCGTTCCTGCTGCCGCAGGGCGAAGGGGCGCCGTCTGCCGGCATTGGTGCTTTGCTCCAGTTCGTGCCGCGCCCGTTCCAGGCCATCGACCGTGACAGCGCCACCGGCATCGACCAGTCAGGCGAACGGGCGGCAGAGTACACGGGTCGCTTCCTCGCTGACGTTGCGCTCAGCGCGGCCCGTGGTCGCGGGTTCGTCGACGAGTTTCGCAGCATCCCTGCCGTCGACGCGGTTGCGGGCGAGAGCTTTGGTGGCACCGACCTGGCGGCATTGGTTGTCGGCGCCGGTGTGCCTGCCACGCCGTTGGGCGTCGCGTCCATCGGGCGCGGGGTGACGCGCGCGGCGGGCCGCGCCCTCGACGTCGCAGATGAGGTCGACGCGGCGTTCGAGGTGGCAGCGAAGGCGGCATCGCCAG